GAGTCTATACGACATTGACAACAAAAAACAATAGGAGGAAAAAAATATGCCAAACCTAAACCAAAACGAAGCAAAAACGAACGAACAAAACAACGCAGGACTTCACCCTGAAGTCGAAGAGCGTCTCAAGTGGTGGGCTGAAAAGAACGCCAAGACTCTCGACGACGCAACAGGTGAATTCTTCACCTATCTGAAAACAGAAATGGGTGTTGACAATCCGAACGACGAAGATGACGAATTCATGGTGGATGCCGCCGAGACATTTGTCGTTGAACGACGAGTCATGAGTGGCGGAGCAAACAACGCTACACAACTTGTTGGATACTTCGTCGGCGTCGACCCAAAGATGCGAGACGGACAAGAACGAAAGCGAACCCCTGCTGTATCAGCCGCGCTCAACAACCTTGATGATGCAATTCAACAAGGACTTGTAGCACGCGCTTATACTGAAAACGGTGTATGGATGCTTGAAAAGAAAGACGGTGCTGTTGCGACAGAAGAACCTGCGGATACAAAACCGTGGTTCCTCTTCGACGAACAAGGTCTTTCGCTCGCCATCTTGCAGAACAATCCTGAATGGAGTCGTTACGGTGAACCAATCACACCGTTCCGCTATCAGCGAACGTATCACTTTCTCGGCAACGTCAAAGATAATTTCTTGGACGAACAAAGACTGTTGCGCATAACTGTTACATCAAACAATCCTGAAGAATGGTTTGTTCCACAGATGTTCAGCCCATGCACACTCAAGGTCCGACAACAATCAGCAAACGTCAAGCCTGAATGGGCTGATACATACAATGCTTATGCTCTTCCCGGTGCTTTGACATACGGCGATGACTTTGTTGATGAAGAAGTCCGAGCAGTCATTCAACCATCCAAGTTGATTCCTGAACTCAATGCATACATTGGTGATATGTCCACACTTGCCGAAGTCTTTGAGACGCGCCAAGAAGTCATACCGGGCTACAACCCTGTCGGCCCGATGGTCTTCGTTCGTGGTAAAGTCAGCGACATGCGAAAGGAAGCACGCGAAACCGAGTGGGACCCAACAGGTCATGACTATTCAATGAGCATCTCTTCTTTCGACCTCATGCGAACCTTCAACGGTGGTCGACGACAAAACCTTCCATGCTACATTCATGGTCTTCTCGGAGACGCGGGTCATCCCTTTGAAGTAGCAACCGACGACGGTTGGAAGCCATACGCTGTCAAGTCCACAGTCATCGTCTTCGGACGATTGAGTGTTCGTGCGACTGATGACGGTGTCGAACCTGCCATCAAGACTCTCGGTGTCTATGCTGTTCCTCGCCTTGCAATCCCCGCAGGTGAGGGTGGCGAGACAAGCCTTGACCAATACGGAGCGTGAAAAGAATGCCAAACTTGAATGATTTGAAGAAAGAAGCCAAGAAAGAATTTGACCCAAACACAGGTGAGACTGTTGAAGTTACACCTGATTTGGTCAACGAAAAGAAAAGCGACAGACAACCCATTGCTACATCAGTATGGGATGAAATCGTAAACGCAGGAGATACAGTCCCGAACGACATGATTCTTTGTGGTCTTGTAGGACCCGAAGGAGTCGGTAAGACAGGAATCGTTCTTGACAGCATGACGCCTGAAGAGAAAGCGCGCGGAGATGTAATCTTTGTGTTGGACTTCGACGGTGGCGGACAAACAACTCGCGTTACTCATCATCGAGAACATGCGAAGAACATCCGTTGTCTCAACCCAAGCGTTATGTTTGAAACACTTGATGAAGATGGAGAGACGCGTGAAGCAATTGATTACCCTGCTACACACCGACGTGTGATGAAGATTGGACAGACCCTTGTCGATTGGGCGGCGAATCCCGGCGACAGACCTCAACTCCATTCAGTCCTCTTTACTGCTGTCGACTTGTGGGATAGCGTTGCAACCAACTGTATGTTCATCGAAGACTTAGGAACTGCTCCTGATGGTATTGGTGCGAAGGTTGCACCACATCAACAGATTGGTATGCGATTCAATTGGCAGATTCGTTCGACACGATTCCACCAACTCACGACCATCGCTCGCACATTGATGTCGCTTGGAGTCCGCGTCTATTTGGAAACGCACTTCAAAGACCTACAAGATAAGTCGGGAACTGTCATTGGGAAGAAGGCCGCATGGGAGAAGTCCACAGCAAACTATCTCAATCAAATTCTTTACTTCCACAAAACAAAGGTGCGCGGTGAAGATGGTTCTCCGACAGGTGAAACGCGATACGAGGTTGAGTTTGTCAAGTGCAAAACCAATCCTAAACTGCTCGACCAACGTCGAACAATCATGATTACAAAGAAGGATGAAATGCCACAATGGTTCGGACTTCCTGAACTCCGAGAGGATGGAATATGAATTGGAAGAAGACAGGCACACCCGCTCACAATAGTGCTGTTGAGCGAAGCGCGGAAGACGTTGATGAGTACGAAGCCAACCCCACTTGTAGTGAGTGTGGTGGAAGCGGAGAAATCATCATAGAACAACCTGTTCGCAACTACGAAGGAGAGTGCGTTGATGTTGAATTCATCAATCATCCCTGCGATTGCATCTTCGTCAAGTGGCAAGTGCTACCTGAAAAGAACTGTAAGCAATGCAAAGGAACAGGTCAAGTGCAAGAACGATTGCTCCATCCTGACACAAAGGAAGAGTTTGTTCGATTCCACGACTGCGTCTGTTTACGATACGTCCGAGAGGTGAAAATCAATGAGTGAAAAAGTAAGACACATCATAAAAAACAAAGCCCGATTGTGTGGCTCGCAAGGTAACTACGAGCCTGTTGGCACAAATACTGAATTACTGTTGTGTAACGACTGCCGAACAATACACTACACTCAAACAGGAGAGTGGCTATATGCAGACAGTGAAGCACCCGATGAAGGTGATGATTGAATGAGTCTTGTTCAAGCAAAATTCGATACAGAATCTTTGTGTGCTTTCATCAACGGCTTCGGTGAAGGGGTCAACGACCTCCGATGTCAGATTGCTAACATGAAGATGACTGCTTCCGTTGATGTCGAGACACACTTCTTTAGGAATTCTGTTTCGATATTGATGACGTCAGATGGAGGTTCGTATAAGCAGGGCGATGTATTCATTCCCCAAATCGACAAGGTTGTTGCGTTCCTCAAATTCTGTGACAGAAAGACGCCTACGATGTTGCGTCATTCAGCGGGTATTCTTACCTTGAGTAACGGTGACGACACATACACAATACCAACGTATCGCGATGTGCTTTCATACGCAAGTGTGGAGCGCGCGCATTCAGCAATTGACAAAGCAAAGAAGAACAGTTGGGGTTTACTTGGTCGCGCGAAAATTCAAGCGCATGGCTCATTCATGATGAGTGAGTTGCATGGCCTTCAAACCATGACCAAAGCCACATCCAAAGATGCACCTGTCCGTGTGTCAGTAACCGATGGACAGATGAAAGTGTCAGCGGGTCAAGCAAGAGGCGCGCGTATGACAAGAGTCATTGAAACAAATTCAGAAACCACATGGGAAGATTGCGAATCAGTCTTCTCTTCTTCACTTCCTTCGTTGTTGAGGATTATGCCAAGCGGTGTTATCCATTACCACATGGGAGAAAAGAGTGCGTTGATTTTGGACAACCAAGACACAGGTGCGCTTCTTGTTTTGAAACATCAGGAGGGTGTTGATTGATTATCGACGTGACTTACTACGATGATTCAGCACCCTTTGTTTACAAGCGATGGCGAGATGAAGACGGAAATCTCATCGAGAAGGTTCACGACGACATCTTACCCTACATGTATATCCCAAAGGCAACGAGCAACTACGCTATTGAGCGCGCGCTAAGAGGTTATCCGAACGCAGAAGTTGTTGATGGTCATTGGGAAGCATTGGACGGGACGCTACTTAAAAAGGTGACATCGACCAATCCATTCGACATCATGGCGATGACCAAAATGTTCTCATCAACCTACGAAGGTGATGTGCGATTTGAAGACCAAGTCCTCATTGATACAGTCAAAGAGATGCCAAAATGGAAGCCGCGCAAGTGGTGGTATGATATTGAATGCAACACAGGTGAAGACAAATTCACGACTGTCATCGCTGTCATCGACTCCGACCTCGACACACCCGTTGTTTTTGCATGGGCTGATGAGCGAACCAATTGTTCATTACCTCATACTCAAGCGGGTCTTTGGGATAGGAGTGTGCGAGACATAGAATATCATCTGCGACTTTACACTTCGGAGAAAGACATGTATGACGGATTCATTGAGTTCCTTCAAGCGCGCAATCCCGACATGATGATTGCTCACGCGGGAACATTCTTTGACATACCTCACATGATTGAACGCCTTGACAAGATTTACGGTCATGGCGGTGCGTCGAAGTTAAGTCCTATGGGTGTCATTCGATACCCAAGAAAGGGAGAGCGATACAGATACGACGCGCAACCTATTGCAGGACGCATTCAGTTCGACACATCAGCACCCGAAGGCACAGGGACAGGATTTGAACGTGTATGGAAAGACAGCGGAGGCGGACAATTACCGAACCTCAAGTTGAATACCATTGCTGAAACACTCGGACTCGGTTCAAAGTTGACCGAAGAGATTGAAGGCATGACCGTTCACAACGGTTGGTATGAGTATTGGGAACAGTTCGTCGACTACTGTTTGCTCGACACCGCCCTCCTTCGTGGCATTGACGAAGCACGAAACGTGACCGACTTTTACATGGAGATGGTTCGACTTACAGGTGTTTCTTTCAAGTCTGTATCGAACGTAACAAACTTTGCGCGCGGTCTTATTTCACGAAGAACAGGACTTAAAGCAATGTCGCGATACAAGTCGACGCATGACAAATTACAGGGCGCGGAGTTCATTAGAAAGGACAACGGTCTCTATGAGAACATCGCTGTTCTCGATTACAAGGGGCTGTATCCATCGTTGATGACAGGGTTCAATCTTTGTTGGACAACGAAACGAGACGGACCCGGACCCGGCATTATTGAATTGGAGAACGGAACGTTTTGGGACCAAAAGACCAAAGGCATTCTCCCTCAAATCGTCGATTACCTCTTTGATTATCGCGACGAGTGTAAGCAAAAGATGAGAGACGCTGAAACTAAAGAAGAGCGACTTGCATGGAACACAACACAATCAGCAGTCAAGCGCGTCATGGCGTCACTTTACGGTATGACCGCACACGCAGGATACGGTTGGTCTGACATGGATATTGCCGACACCATCCTTTCACAGGGACGTCGATGCATTGCTTTGCTTGATTCAGTAGCAACCAAGATGGGATACAATGTCATCTATGGTTTCACCGATTCCGCTTTCATCGAAGTTCCTCTTGAGGATGCCGAGCGATTAGCACAGCGCGTAACAGAAGTTGTTCAACAAGAGACGGGTAACAAAAAGTTGTTTGCTGAACTTGAGGCTTACATGCCGTATTGGTTCTTAGCAGGAAGCAATATGTATGCAGGTATCGTTTCGTATCCCGAAGAAGACAAAGGCAAATGGAAAAATGCCAACTTCATGAAGGGAAGCAACATCGCGCCTATCAGCAAACGTGCTGAAAGAACAGTTCTTGAACTCATATGCAACGGTGCATCAGAAGGTGATGTGCGCAACGCAGTCCTTGAGATGGTTATGCCTATTCGTAAAGGCGAATACAATTTCAAGGAAATAACACAATCGACACGCATCGGTGTGTTATCAAAACGAACAGCGGCAGGACAAGCCGCGCTATACTACAACACACACAACGATGAGAAATTCAAAGTCGGTGATAACGTGCAATACATCTATGTGTCGCACCCTCCACAAGGAATGCCACCGACCAAGTATGCCGCTTATCGTGAAGAACATGAACTCGACGGATACGAAGTTGACCAAACGGCTATCGTTCAGAAGTTGGTTCAGAAAAAAATCGAAGCAATCTTCAAAATCTTAGGTTGGGATATTGAAGCCGCTATGGGGAAACCCAAACCTGCAACCTATTGGTGATGACCATGACAAACGAAGAACACATACAAAAATTGGAAGCCCGAATAAACGAACTTGAAAAGCAAGTAAGCGAACTTGACGGAATAGCAAGCGCGCGTCTTGATTCTCTTGAAGAAGACCTACCTCATGTTGCTAAATTAGCACGCGCAGTTGCGGAACTTCAAGAAGAACTGCAACGTAAGTTCCCTGACCTATATTTCATCAACAAGATTGATGCTCCGACAATGGTGGGTCAGCAATGAATGTTGAATTGACCTATTTTGAAACAGGAACGAAAGAAATTAAATCAGCCAAAGGCGAACTTTTTTTCGGAGATGCTTTACTTGGTGAATACATTGGTGTTAAGAATACCAAATCAAGACTGCCATATCTCTTGATACCTACTGCAACAATTGTTTCGATAGCAATTGAAGACTTGGATGAAGACCTTTACATGGTCGATGTCGATAGTGTGCGACGTTCAAAAGAACTTGCGCTACGCAGAATTTCAAACGATATCGACAGGGAGACAAACGACGGGAGAGCATTTCAATGATTGATGCGAAGTTGATTTGTGGACATGTTGAATCTGACGGTTGCGATTGCTACTGTCCTCGATGCGATAAGCGTCTAAGCACAGACCCCGAACTCAATGCACCCTGCGAGCATTGCCTTGAAATCTTGGAGGAAGAATGATGGTAAAGATTTACGAAGACGGCTCAAGTTATGCATGGACACCTGAAATGGGTGAAGAAGGAATTGTTATTCGCATGAGTAAATCGACATTGGGTTCGATTGATTGGTGTGCGCAACAGATGTGGCTCGACCATAATTATCCGAAACCTCAAGGATTGGTCAAGCATCTTGTTTTGGGTGATGATGTTCACAATGGTCTTGATTTGTTTTATCAGAAAATTGAGAAGCAAAAGCGAGGCATGACCATCAGGCAACTCAAGAATAATGGGGCTGACATGACAGAATATCTCAAGAAGTTGATTCCGAGTGAGAAAGAAGTTATGGAAAATCGTCGCGCGGAGAACAAAGACTTCCCGTTTTATCACGATGATTATTACCGCAACATGAATTGGTTGATGGAATTTGAAAACGCGCGCATTAAGATGGCATCCGAAGTATGGATGCCACTCGCAAATGAGGTGCGTCTTGAAGTCAAGTTGGATATGGACATCGAAGGATACGGAACAATTCCCGTTCAGTTCGTCGGTATCATCGACCGTGTGTTTGAAGCACCCGATGGTGGACTGATGCTATACGAGTTGAAGACAGGTAAATGGGCTGACTACAAATTATCTGACATGAGAAGAGAGATGGCCTTTTACAAATTTCTTATCGAAAATTGCGACAGCGCGTATTTACAAGAGCGAAACATCGACAGACCCGTTACACATTGGGGATGGCGATATTCCTCCGCTGACCATTGGACAATTGAAAAAGCCAAGTATGGTATAGTTGCGATGAAGAACAGAATGAAGAAGTTGATTAAGATGTATCTTGACCAAGAGTTCCCTATTGCAAAAGAGAATTACAGATTTTCACCATGCTCTTACTGCGATAAACTTGAACTGTGTCCGAAGTATGCAATACAGGTGAGCGAATGACATCCGATTACTGTCCTATCTGTTTCGATTGTGAAGAAGACTTGGATGAATGTTGGGAACGAGGTGAATGCTGATGACGCCCGACGAAATTGTTGATGATATGTATGCGAGAGCCGAGAAGATACTGAAGATGGTTGATTGCCCTATCTGTGAGTATTGGAGAATCCAAGAACATCAAAAAGTCTGTTCTCAATGCGTTGAAAAATTGAAAGACTTCGCTATTACTGCGGGAATGAGGTTTGACCATGAAAGCATTACCAATTGATTTTCCAAAAGAAGTTGGATTGTTCAGAAAAATTGTCAACAACCAATCAGAATTTGAACGCTATTGGTCATCGTTGGAAAATTCACAATGCGCGTATATGTCTGTGTATGGCTTTCGGGCCGTCAAACCAAACGGTCGTCGCGCTGAATACAACACAGCCATCATCTCTCATTTCGTGTTGGACTTCGACAAGAAGTATCGTAAGGGAAGCAACATGGTTGAAGTTGAGGGTGATGAGGTTGTCGAACAAGTTCGTCGTCTTCACTATCATTTGCTTGAAGAAAATATCAAACATGGTTTGTGGTTCAGCGGTAATGGATTTCACATTTGGATTGCGCTTGACAAAACACACTTGCCATCGAACGGGATTCAAGTCTCTCACATCAAAGCGGCAGGTAAGAAGGTCATCAATCAATGGAAGAAAGACATGGAATTGTATTGCATGGACCCGACTGTGCCATTTGACACCGCGCGTATGATTCGTGTTCCTAATTCATACAACGCTAAACAGCACGTTCTTCGTTGGAGTATTCCACTTACAAGCGATATGCTAACGATGAACAATTGGGAACAGATTTGCCACTTGGCTCATCAACCGCGCAATACCGCACACTTCTATGGTGAGAAAGGCGTCAATTTACCAATCAAAGAAGTCAAAGACAATCAATTCAGATTCAAAGAAACAGGTGAACCTGTTGAGTTCGACGCTGTCAGGATGGAGGGAGTCAAGATTCTTCCGTGTCTTTCAGAAGCGGCCTGTCAAGTGGGTAGCAACCCACCACACATCAGTCGCGCGAGTCTCGCAATTTACCTTGCTTCTCGACTTCGCAACTTCTTACCTGTGCATAGAACAACCGCGCAAATGAGAAACAAACATGTGTTGTCGATTCATGATTTCATCAAGTCGTTACAATGGGCTGACTACAATCCCGGCGTTACCGAATATCAAGTGCGCTCTATTGTCGAAGGCGGATACAGCGAACGCTGTGAAAGTCTGATAGGGAAGGGTCTTTGTATTGGTCGCTGTCGTCTATGGGATGGAACAGGTGAGGTTCATGACTAAGCAACTTATCAGATTTACAAAAACAGTATTACGAGAAGGCGGAGAAATGACCCTACATGAAATTATGGACGCAATCAAACAACGATGGCCGCGACGAACACCAACAAGAGCATCGCTGTCAAATGTGTTAGCAAAGAATCCTGACTTCATCATCTTGGATGAAGTGACAAAAGAATCGACTGTGTCATCAGCGAGTAAATATGACACATACATATGGGGGCTTATCGAATGAAACCTCCATTGATTATCGACACAAACGAACGTGGCGCGCTTGTATCTTCTATCGAAAGAAGAGCCAAAGCGAGAAGCCCTCGCATTAGTATTTCGCGAGAAAATCTTGTCAACGGTGATTACAAATGTGGTGATTGGTTGATTGAAGCCAAGAGCGTCGACGACCTCTTCTCATCAATACGAAGCGGTCATCTGATGCGACAACTCGATAACATGGACGCCAATGATGGTAACTATGGTTTGGTGGTGTGGGGCGAAGTAAAAGATTACGTTCGACGTGCGCAAAGTCGCGGCTCTTCCATTACTGTCAGTCAGGCATTGAAACAGATGTCGGGCTTTCTTGGTCGCGTCGTTGCAGATTTTGGTTGCTTGATTTATCGTGCGCCAAACGTTAGCGAAGCATCTCAATTTATGGTTGCTTTGCATGAAAAGACCTACAAAAAAGCAAGTCGGCATGGCGCACAAGCGGTGCGTCGTGTTAGCACAAATGATGTGCGCGCCGATATGTTGCTTACAATTCCCGGCATCGGTGCTGAAATGGCTGATGCGATTATCAACGCATGTGGCTCAATCGAAGAAGTCGCATGTGGAGAATGTTTGCGTGACGTTCCTCGTATGGGGAAGGTGTTGCGCAATCGTGTTATTGAAGTGTTGACGAGCGAAGAAGAAGTTCGCGTCGAACGGTGATACTATGATGACACCAATACGAATCCAATCATTTTATCTTTATTATAAGATAGTGATAAACAAGAAAATAAGAAATGGTTATAGGCCAACCACCATTCCCAAGAGTTGTCCGACCCAAAAAAAGGAGAAAAAAATATGCCCCAAAGACAATGGAACCAATACACAGTAGTGAAAGAATACCCAATGATGAAGGAATACCTTGAGCGTTTCCGAATGACTTCGTTCTTCAACGAAGTTCCCGGCCTCATATCATTCTTTTATCTTCAAGGCCAAGCCCTTGTTGACTATGCCCGAATACCCGTATGGGCTTCGGCACTTGACCCGCGAATACATGTATTTTGGATACAAGCAACGCGTTCAGGTAAGTCGATTGCTTGGGAATTCACAGGAGAAGTAGCCGACTTAGCAGGTCTGAACATCGACATGTTCACAAGCGGAACTGACAGCGCGCTTATCGGGTCAATCGACTCGGTGAGTGATGGTGATGGAGGATACGACCTTGTTCAAAACGAAGGGTTGCTCGGCGGTAAGAAGTGTTTGAACTTCGATGAAGGTTCAATCCTTCTTCAATCCAACCCCAAGCAATTCTTTTCAGAAGTCATTCTGTATCTTCAACAGGCCATGAATCCTGTCGGAAGCCACAGCAACACCTTGACCAAACACATGAAGAACGGAACAGTCGAAACAGAATCGCGTGTGTCGTTTTGGATTACATCGTTTCCACCAAGCGGAGTCAAAGAATACGTTTTGACCAAAGGTCTTTTCCAACGCGTTTTGTTGCTTTACCGACCGTGGAGCGATGATATGCGACAGATGGTATCCGAAAGAAGAATGAGTGGTGTTTTCAAAAACCAACTAACCGAAGTTCAATCGCTTGAAGATGTTGCTCAACACTTCATTCGTATTCGTGAAAAGACAGAAGCGCGCTTATTGAACTGTGTTGATATGACACAACAAGAGTGGGAAGAACTCTCACCGGCAGGTAAGGAAGATGTAGCACGCGCTTGTATGCATGACATGTTCAACGTTGACCCATCCTTTGAACCTCAATTGATGGCTTCAACAGAAGAATACTACACACTCGTTCGTGGTATGGAAAAGCACTTGTCTGATGTTGTTTGTTCCTTTATCCCCAACATCCTCAATTACACAATCGTCTTTGCAACCCACATTGCATTGATGCGAGTCGAACGTGACAACATACCATTCGATGGTGAGTGGAAAGTCACAGGCGACGATGTTGAAATGGCAACGGAAGTTCTCTATGACATCTATGAGCAACTCGTTCTTTGGCTTGAGTCCGAAGTCGAGGTTGGTGCGAAAGCCGCTGAAAAGATTGCGCGCAAGGATGAATGGTCTAACGCGTTCAAGGCTTGTAAGCAAACAGAAATCGAAGGAAAGGGTGAAGGATGGGTTCTCAAGAACGACATGTTTGACCGATATGCCAACCAACTTGGTAAGAGCAAGCCAACGGTTTACAAGCGATACAAAGACGTGGAAGGTCTTTTCAACACATTCCGTGTCGGTAATGCTGTGTATGTTCGATTCAAGGAGGACTAAGTATGAACACAATAGAACAAGAAGAACTTTTCAAACAGATATTATCCGAAGTGCTTGACGTTCTTGAAGGTGGAGACGTCGCTCTCGACCTTCCGAATATGCCGGGCGCGGCTGTGACAATTCGTATCATAGCAGACATCGCGGGTGGTGCATTGAAAAACATAAACGAGTCAAGAGAATTATTGGACGCGCTTCAAAATAAATTAGGTGCGGTTTACAATCCTCAAAACCCATATCCATTTGAAGACAAGGGGGTGACAAAGTGAGCAAAGTAATGGCACTCGATATTGAAACAGCGAACTACTCGCATGAGATTGGCGGTTGGAGTCATTACCACTTGTTTGACCCGACAGTTGTAGCCACATGGGATGGCGAACAGGCACATGTGTTCACCAAAGCATTCAGCCACGCTCAAAACATTGAAATTGACGGCGCGCAAATACACCCTCTTCACCCAAGAGAATTGGGTGAGCATCTCAAGAAGCACGTCGACAACGGTGGAGTCATCGTTGGACACAACATTCGTGGTTTCGACTTACCTGTTTTGAGAGACGCGCTTGACATGCATTACGCAGGTGTGTTGCTGAATAAAAACACTATCGAAAATAAAGCCGTGATTGATACATCGTGGACGGTGCGTGATGCTTGTGGTAAAAGTCACGGACTTGATTCGTTATGCAAACACACACTCGGTAAAGGAAAAGAAATCATGGATTCAGCGGACGCGCCTGTGGCTTGGAAAGAAGGCCGAGAATTGGACGTCATGAAATACTGCATTGCAGATTGCCAACTCAATTATGACCTGTTTCTTCATGGAAGAAACGAAGGCTTTGTCAAAGGCCGTAATGAAGAGACAGGACTGATTGAGGAATACCAAATAGGATGGTGAAAAAATGTCAGAAGAAAGAAAGACAGGAAGAGAAGCCCAAATGAGTAATATCCGAGCCGCAGTTCAAGTAGCGGAGACCGTAAGGTCGACGCTTGGTCCTGCGGGTATGGACAAGATGCTCGTCGACGAACGCGGAGAAACAATTGTTACCAACGATGGTATCACAATTCTCCGAGAACTTGACACCGCGCATCCCGGTGCGCAGATGATGGTTCAAGCGAGTCAGACACAAGAAGAAGTATGCAAAGATGGAACAACAAGTGTTGTTGTCCTCGCAGGTCAAATGCTCGCATTGAGCGAAGGACTGCTTGTGCGAGGTATCCATCCACAAGTTATTGTGCGCGCATTTAACAAAGCATCGAAGATTGCTCTTCGCAACATGCCTGACGCTGAACACAATGTAGCAGTCGAGCATGTAGCCGCAACTGCATTGCGTGGCAAAGCATCTGAATCATCACTTGGATTTGCGGCACAAATTGTAGGAGACGCGGCGCATAGAGTCAATGGTGAATTGGAGCGCGTTCGCATACTAACACAAGCAGGTGGTAGCATGGACTCGTCGTATATTCACGAAGGACTCGTTCTTAACAAGACGTTTGTCAATCCTGATTACGAAGGAGGAAAGAGGCATCATCCTCGTATTCTTCTTCTCGACGGTGGTCTTGACGGATTTAACTACGAAGATGTGCAAATGCAAATCAGCGACCCCTCACAACTTGAACAAATTCGCCAACAAGAAATGCAAATCCTAAGCAACGTCTCGTCTGTTATTGCCGAGATGTGCGATGTTGTCATTGTCCGAGACGGCGTTCATGAGGCTGTCGCAAAATACCTCGACAGTCAAGACGTTGGAGTTGTCAGTCGTGTGCAACAAAGCGACTTTGATGCTATCTCCCGCATAACGGGGGTATCGGCATACCATCGAATCACAGATGTTCCTGAAGACGCACACCTACGCATCGAAGGAACAGTCGCGTCAATTAAAATTGGCGACCTTGATTATGTATCTGTATCAGCAAAGGAAAGCGACACACTTACTATGATTATACGAGGCGCAACTCGACAAACTCTCGATGAATACGAACGTGCGTTTGAGGATGCTCTTGGTGTAGCGTGCCTTTTCATGCAGGACAAGCGTCTGTATCCCGGTGGCGGAGCAGTCATGTCGAAGTTGTCCATGATTATACGCAAACATGCTACGGAATCTCCCGACATGACCGCGCGTGAAAGAATGTGTATGGAAGCCTATGCTGACTCGCTTGAGATTATCCCTGCCGCTATTGCAAGCAACGCGGGTATGGACCCACTTGACGTCGTTATGGAACTGCGTTCATGTTCAGACTTGGAAGGTCTTTACATCGACTTCACAGGCGAAGGTGAAATCACCAACACAGCCGAATTGGGCGTATGGGAACCCGCCGCGCTTATCGAGCAAATCATCAGTTCAGCGACAGAAGTGGCTTGTTCTATACTCCGCATCGACGACATTATTGCGAGGCGCGGACAATGATTGTTGCGCTGATTACAACACTCTTCGTTGTTATCATCGCTCTTGTAGCGTTTGAGTTGATACTTTACTTAGCCGACCAAACGGTGCGTAGGATAAACAATATCCCTATTCCTCATTCTGCTGAAATCGAGGAAGCGGAGTAAGCCCTTTGGCGTTCTTACGTCGTTGTGCTTCCCGTATCTGTTTTGCTCGCGCTTGCCTTTGTCTGAATTTCGCATTGCGTTCTTTGTTGGTTAATGCCTCATGACGCATACGCTCAAGCATTCGATTTTGTTTTCTTCGTTCCTCATCCACAGCAACCTGTCTTCGTTGTTGTTGC